CACAGCACAGGGGGTAGATGGGTGGAAATATGATTCTTCCCTTGAGATTTCGTCTTTTCTACTGTATCGGAAAACGAATAAATTCGTAGCATGGAAGAGGTAATAGATCATAACGTAACGATGTCGGGTGCACAGGCCATGCAATGGGCCAGGGAGATATCCAAGCTGCCCGATGGATGCTTTACCATAGCATTCTATCCATGCAGTCTGCAACATCATGAGGCATCCACTAAAATCATAGTAAAGGACGGTTGCAGATGGCGCACCCAATTGCCTCATGAACGTTTCAGTGTGGACAGTGATAACTTCTTCCTGTTTACCGACAAAGACGGAGAACCCCGTATGTGTTACACTATATTGATACGCTATATGGGATTCCCGCAAGATGGATTTAAACTACATAAAATAGATTGGTTATCATGAGTCAACAAAGTAATATAGAGATGCAGGGATGCCTTGGCGTGTACGTTAATGACAGCAGTGTGATATCTTTCCAGCTGGGAGAAGGGAGTATGCAGGATGCCTTGCAGCGTAACCGAACTGTATCTGTTAATCCGGTGGCATTGGAAGGACAGGTGAGATGGCTTACGGTTAAAGGGTATAACATCGCTTCCCGTGGCTGGAACAATCTGAAATGCCAGGAAGTGGCGAGCGATATCAAGCATAACAGGCTGCTTCCAAGATTGATAACCAAACAGGTCAATATGCTGTATGGCTCCGGACCGGCTGTCTATAAGACGGAACTTGTTGATAATAAAGTCAAGAGAACTTGGATTATGGAACCCAGTATACAGAGATGGCTGGAAAGCTGGGAGCAGAACGGAATGGAGCAGGGATACCGGGCGTTTGCAAAACAGAACATCAAAAACTATTATTATTTTCGCGATTTCTTTGTAAAATGGCGGTTTTCAGCAGGAAAAGGGATTGTTCCGGGCGTACTGCCGGTTGCTGGTCTGGAAGCCATGGAGAATAAGGATTGCCTTTTGGCCACCACCCGGACGGATGTGGCTTATGATATGGTTTATTATAAGGATTTCACGGCTATAGCTGTTGGTAAGTTTATCAATGGAATCAGTACCAGTTTGCGTATTTATCCTAAATTGCGTATGCAGGATGTACCGCGATACAGGTTCGCTGCTGTTTCCCATCATCGTGAGAAGTCCATTGATAATTTCTATGGAGAGAATGAGACACACGAGGGAACACAGCCTTATATCAAGGGTTCCAATGAAAATGCGGTATATATTAACAGCTTTCTTCGTAATTCTCTGGCTGCTAAAATACATATCATCATTCCTAACGCATGGGTGAATTCGAAGAGAACCCAGATTACCAATCTTTGCAACGAAAACAAGGAACGTGCTTCGAAACAGGAGAAACTATTGCTGTACAATGGACTGGAGATTGGAACTGAGTTCAAGGAGTCTACCTTGATCCGCTATATAAAACAGGAATTGGATAATATATCCGATTACTTGTCCGGAGCCGATAACCAAGGAAAGGCTTACGCGACTTTCAGCTTTCGGAACGGAAGCAGCGGGGAAGAGGAGCGATGGAAGATAGAAACCGTCGATTTAAAATATAAAGAATACATTGATGCGATTATCAGCTATGATAAACGTGCTGACGAAGTATTGCTGTCAAGTGTCGGGCTGGATTCTTCCATCTCATCAGTCAGCAAGGACGGTGTAATTAGCAAGAGTGGAAGTGACGCTTATTACAACTATTTGATTTATCTGCTCCAATTGGCACCGGAAGATGAGATCGTATGTGAACCGTTCAACCAGGCTATCCGTATTAACTTTCCTGAATTGTACGAACAAGGTTATCGGATAGGCTTTTACCGGGAAATCCCATCGCGTCAGGAAGATGTATCACCGTCTAACCGTCTTAATAATCAGCAGCCATGAATGTTTTAGAAGAATTGTTTATAGATGTGGCCCAGTTCCACCTTTATTCCCCTTATGCGGAGAGTAACATGAATTTCAAGGATCTTGCATCAAGTGCCATGAGTGCCATTAAGCAGGTTCAATCCGTCATATCTCCTGATATCTACAAGAAGATAGCAGCAGGAGAGGATAACGATGAAAAGGATGCATTAAGAAGTGCCGTGGCTAATCTGACATTGGCAAAACAGCTTATATTCAATGTACTGTCACTTCGTAAATCGGATGTGGATATCTACAAGAACGAGCAGGAGCAGATGCGCAGGGCCTATCGTGATAATTACTATAATGCAATGGATACGTTACTTCAGTTGCTTGATTCGGATGAGGAATGGAAGAAGACCAAGACTTATAAGGCTTTGGAAAACCTTAAGTTGAAGACTACTTATGAATTCGATGCATCTTATCCCATTGATAATTCTTTCCTGTATTTTTTCAGATGTGTTCCGATCCAGCAGGAGGCATTGGATGATTATGTATCAGGCTATTATGAGCGTTTGCCGGAAAAGGATCAGACAAACCGTCGGAAATTGGACAGATGTCTGGCTAAAATAACAGTGGCATTGTCGTTACGAAGATTTGATATCCTTGAATTTCCGTCAACTATCCGTAATTTGTTTGAAGATTCAAAAGTTATGCGTTACGGTACCCAGGAGCAGGAGAGGATGTTAACTTTATCTGATGATCTGATGTCACAAGCCTTGGAAAGCCTTAAAAATATTGATTTGTCTTTATCCGGAAATACGGATGCTGATATTGTAACTGAAACATCTTTCAATCGTCCGGACGATAAAATTTATTTGATGCCATGAAAAAAGATATTGAATTTACCCTGAAAGGAAGCGTGTATTCCATTCCAAACAGTTGGGAAGGGTTGAACACTTATCAATTTAAAGAACTGGTTGCGGACCTGATTTCCATGTCCGCAGGTAAACTTTCTGCCGGTCTTGTGCGTGTGCGCCATATATGCAGGGTGATGGGCTGGAATATCAATAAGATAACCGATGCGGATGCCATGGGAAACATCGCTTGCCTGGCTGAGCAGGTCACCTTTCCTTTTCTGATCTGTTATCCGGATAATGATGCGGCACTGGCGGATCTTGACACCGACTCCTATGAGCTATGCAAGCGTGTTCCACCGGAAAGGCTGACGGGAATAACTATATCCCGCTATCTGTCACGGATTGATTATAAGTTTGTGGTAGACTCCTGTTTTTGCAAACAATTTATAGAATCTGTACATATTGACGGGCAGGATGAACCTTGTCTTGGTTATACCATTGATACAGGATTCTCTATGCTGACAACCTCATTGACAGCACAGCAGTTTATTGACGCGCGTGAGCTGGCGGATTGCCGGGATGATCAGCTTCCCCTGCTTGCTTCCATCCTGTATTCTTCACTACCTTATGAAAGTGACAAGGCGCATCAACGTGCCGTTATTTTTTCAAAAGTGGATATTAAAACATTGCAGGCCATCCGTTTCAATTTCAAAGGATTCATCAATTATTTGTTCAGTCGCACAGAATACAAGATTCTTACTAAAATCATACCGGGAAAGGAATCAGTGATAAGCACAGGGGCACAGGATGCTTTGTACGGCTTGAGTGCTGACGGATATGGAAATTTGCGTGAGATATCCCAGATGAGCGTCTTGCAATATCTTGGGATCCTGAGAAAGAAGATGATTGAATCCGTGCGTAGCCTTCATGCCTCCAAAATGGATGTTGCTGAGATCGCTAATACCACCCGGTTACCAATTGATGTTATAAATGATATACTATGATTCTTGAGTATTTAAAATATTTTTCCCGGTTTCCAGCCCGTGACGGGGTTCTGGATATGTTTATTAACGGAAGTTCCGAACTTTATGAATATGAGGAACTGAAAGGGTATATAGCCGGTATGTCCGAACCTTTGGTTCCTGATATCTCCAATTTTGTTTTCGGACAACGTTTTGAGGATGTTAAAAGACGGGTGGATGCCTTGATCGGAACTTATTTGTTCTGTGATTTTGGGGAGATACAAAGCTCTCAGGACAATATAGGTTCCATAGAGGATACGCATAAGCGTGCGGTGACGGTTGCGGTCAAATTAGGGAATAAATCTGATATGGTAGAGGTTGCCATTCAGAGTGACCGAACGTTGAAACTATTGAATCAGGTACGTGCTTATATGATGTATGATTCCCGTTATATGTCATGGCTCAAGCCTATATCGGATAATCAGACGATTGTGCCTTTTGTGTCGCCTGAACTGTCATCAATAGGCTGGAGCATGAGCTTTGTCGCATCGGCTCCCGACTGGATGAATGTAAAAGAAATAATGAAACACATAACTTAAAACAGATATGAATACAAGTTCTAAAATCACATTTTCGGTATTCATTACCGAATTTTATAGTTTGATGTGGGATATGAGATGGTTGATGCTGCTAGCTTTGATCCTTATTTCTACAGATCTATGGTGGGGCATCAGCAAGTCCAAACGAAGGATGGAGGAAGTGCGTATAAGCCGGGCTATCCGGAGGACCCTTATAAAAATGGGGGATTACGTATGTATAATTCTATTGGGGGCGGTTTTGGGGAAAGCAATCGGTGAACCTTTGGGCATTCCTTATTCCACTATTTCCGTATGCTGTATGCTGATAGCCTGTTACTGTGAACTTGAAAGTGTGATCAGTAATTACTGCGAATGTAAAGGTCTGCATTACCATATCAGTCTTTGGAGCGTCTTTAAAGGACTGGTCGGTTTGAAAAGTAAAGAATTGAAGAATGTTATTAATGAAATAGAAAATGAAAGCAAACATGAAAATCTTAATTGACAATGGCCATGGAGCCAACACACAAGGCAAGCGTTCTCCGGACGGTCGTTTGATTGAGGCGTTATATACCCGTGAAATTGCCATCCGTGTGGAGCATGAATTGTGTAAGAGGGGGTATGAGACACTTCGGATTGTGCGTGAGGAAGTTGATGTGCCGCTATCGGAGAGATGCCGCCGAGTGAATGATATTTGTTCCGAATTTGGGAAGAGTAATGTTCTTCTGGTATCCATCCATTGCAACGCCGCCGGAAATGGGGCACAATGGATGCAGGCTCGTGGATGGGAGGCATGGACCAGTATAGGGCAGACAAAAGCGGACAGGCTTGCTGATTGTCTGTATGCTTCGGCTGAAAGATTCCTTTCTGGAATGAAAATTAGAAAAGATATGGCTGATGGTGATCCGGACAAGGAGAGCGGATTCTATATATTAAAACATACGGAATGTCCGGCTGTATTGACGGAAAACTTATTTCAGGACAATATGGAAGATGTAGCTTTCCTTTTGTCTGAAGAAGGAAAGCAAGCGATAACAGCCATTCATGTTGAAGGTATCATTAAATACATTGAATCATGAAATCTGTTCCTTATTTATTAATTGTTTTATTGAGCGTAATGCTTTCTCTGTCGTGGTGTTCCCGTCCGGCAGAGATGCCTGAAACGTTTACAGTGGATACTGTGTGGATGCCTCCTGTTATTGATACTATCAGGGATACGGTTTTTCCGTCTCCTGTAACAGAACGTTTTGTGAAGTATGATACTGTATTCATTGCCGCATCTGGGAAAGAACCTGCTGATACATCACTGAATGATTATGTTCCGGACAGTGTTCCAGCCATCATACCTATTACAGAACGGGAATATAAAACGGATGATTATAAGATATTGATAAGTGGATACAACCCATTGCTGAAATCTGTTGAATTATATCGTCCTACTTTCGTAGGACTTATAAAACAAAAAAACAAGCGGTGGGGATTGGGGCTCTCTGCCGGATATGGTATTGGTGCTGACGGGCTGTCGCCTGTATTGGCTGTTACCGTTAATTATAATCTGTTTCAGTGGTAATAAAAAATCCCCGGCTTGCGGTCTTGCTCTTATTCTATTGACAGTCGAATTTGAAAACCTTTGGATGTGCCGGGGATAGATAAACAACAATGTTATTTAATAAATTGTTTCTAAATTTTGCATTATTATGAGCAAGACCGCACGTTTTAATGAAATCCTTGAATCAGTCGCCTCTTTCACGGAAATACATCAGGAATTTATCCTGTCAGACAATCGGGCCGCCGAAGTGGTGGATGCCCGGTGCATTTTGGTAAAACTGTTATCCGAAGAAGGTTTCTACCCTTCTCAGATCAGCAAGTATATGGACCGTACAGAAGCTAGTATCCGGTATCTGCTTGCTTCCTATTCATCTCGAATTTCTTCCAGTCTGTGGATGGAAAAGGATGTAGAAGTTATCCGCAAACATCTTGAAAATAAGTCGAAAATAAACGGTAAATAAGAAACAAATAACTGTAATTCAGTTGATAGTTATAGTCTGTACCTTTGTAATGTCAGGTTATAGCCTGGCCTAGTAACTTATTAAAACATAATATTATGACTATCAAAGGTATGAACGGTGAGAACTATAATGTCACCGGCCAGGGACAAGGTAATTACAATACCGTCGGAGCGTCAGCAGGTATCGCATCATTTTTAGGATTGAATGCGGGCAATATCCTGGGAGGCGGCTGTTATAACCGTAATATGGCGGCAGGTCCTGTGGAAGTGATTACTTCGGATGACAAACCTGTCAGCCGTTATGAAGCGGCCATGATGGACAAACTGGCTCAAAAGGATGGAGAGATCGCCTTGCTGAAAGCGAACACTTACACGGATCAGAAACTTGCTGATGTTTATGACCGATTGCTTAGCCGTATCAATGCGGATAAGAGTGAGCAGAATGCCATCAACATGAATCAGGCTGTGTACAATGGCACTAATACCGCCACTCTGGCTTGTATGAAACAGCAGATTGCTGATTTGGCTGCGTTAAGTGAACTTGTTGTTCCGCAACGTAAAGTGTGTGATACCGGTTGCTGCGGTTCTAACTAGTGAATCTCATTGAAAGGGCGGTTTCATTCCGTCCTTTCCTCTTTTTAAACTCAAACAATATATTACCATGTATACCAATTCACAAATTTTATCAGCAGTGTTGAATAAATGGCTGCAACCTGTAGTGCAGCAATTCTCCGCACAAAAAATGGGATCGTTTCCTTTTGTGCAGATGATTGAGACCAAATTGAAATCAACAGGTTTCGTTAAACCCAGCTGGAGTCTTGCTGCGGAATTATCTCCGATAATGCAGAATGTCAGTGGAACTATCATAGAACCTATCATTAACCGCTATATCTCACAAGTGCCGGATGATGCATTGCCCGAAATGGCTCACAAAATAGTGGATGATGCTATTAAAAACGGAGGGTTGACACTGATGGATGGAAAGGTTGTTTTTGAAAAGGAAGACATGGAAGAACTGAAAACCTTGCTTGAATATAACCTGCCTTTGATTCCTAGAGAAGAATACATCGTCAAGACAGCGCCTGATAAGGAAGCTGACGGCAGCGATGAACCCCAACCGAAGTCGGACGGTATAAGTTCCGACATAGAATAATTCTTAATATATATCCATTATGATTCAATTGACTCCGATTGCAATCGCTGCTACCAGCCAGCAATATCTGACTAATGTAGTGGAGAATTTATGCCAGGCTTATTGCGCTGAAAATGGTGTACAGCCTACTGGCATAGTTAATTTTACTGTCGCAGAACAGCAGACGGTGAATACCCAGACTGTTGTAACCATCAATGCAGCAGTGCTTGTTGCTTACACTCCTAAAGGATCATGCCGTTCTGTTACCAAACAATGGGTTGAGCAGTTTAAGGTAGCCTTTATCGGTGCGGCCGGTGCTGTTCCTACGATTACACTTACTCCTCTTGTTACTCAGGTTACTCCTGAGAATGTAAAGTGCTGTAACCGTGCGTTTGGTGTGAGCCTGGCTACTCCGTTGACCATTGCGGCCACCTTTCCGGCTGCTCCCACAGCTTGATAGGATTATAACTCAAAAGTCATTAAAACCTGTAAAAAAGAAAAGGGAGAAAAAAGTTTGAGTTTGCTCCCCGCTTTATTGTGGGGAGTTTACTTTAATATCCTATAATTATGAAGACTAAAGAAGAAATGATAGATCGCTACCATGAACTTTATGAAAAGATGGTGGCAAGTAAAGATTCGAAGAATATGAAGATATTCGGTGAAACTGAAAAGTATATGTTCAAGGCTGTCGCGGCAGCTCATCCTGATCTGGCCGAAAACTGGTTGTCGCATTTGGAGGCTGTTTGTTGGGACAATTATCTATCCGAACACGAGGCAATGAATATCAGCAAACGTATTGTCAACCAAGATGGAATGAAAGGATTTCATTGGTCCTATGATACTTTTGAGAAAACGGTTGAATCGCTTGGAGGAGTATGTGAAGACAAACCGCATTATAACAGTTATGCTTTATGGGTAACTGCCAATATGATTTATTCGGATCATGCCAAGAGCATCGCAGAAGATATGGGGTATAAATCTCCGGCAGAAGTTCCTGCCGAAAAAATGGCTTTATCCTGCTATCGCAAGGCTGTAGAAAACCTTAAGGATGTTGATTCCGGGTTTCATGTACGAAGGTATTTTAAGCACAAAATGTACGACGATTCAGCTATGTGACCTGGATAAAAAATTAGATAAAATAATCTCCATGATTGAAAAACTGGACGGTCTGAAAGGTTTCGGCTCCAATGTACTGGCAAATGTTGTAGGAGATATAATCATGGGTAGGTAACTGTAAGGTGTTTTAGAAATAAAGCACCTTTTATTTGTGTTATATAGAATAATGTTTTTTGATTGGTTTCAATAAATATTTAGTCTAGTTTTAATACTAATTAATTTTTTATTTATAGCTTTGCAAAAAATATAATAACTTATTATGAAAAAAATATTTATTTTATTATCTCTGATTTTGGGGCTAAATTCATGTTCTCCTTCTAAAAGTGAATATAACAAGTTGTTAAATGAAAAAAAAAATTTAGAGGAAAATAATAAAGTATTAAGAGACTCTATAATTTTATTAACAAAGGATATAGAAGGATATAGATATACTCCTGATAAACTTCTTATGTCAGCTCAAAATAAATTTAAAGATAAGAATCGTAATGAATTAAATATAATTTTAGATCAATTATATACTTATCATCCAACATCTAAAGAATATAAACAAGTAGAGTCTATGTTAGTTACATTGGATAAAATGATAGCTGATAAAGCTCAAAAAGAAAAGGCCCAAAGAATGAGAGCTGTTACTAAACTGAGAAAAAAATATGATGATGTTTCTGGTATTACTTGGTATTATAATCCCTATTTTACGCATTATACAAATTCTAATTTGACTTCATTATACATGGGACAAAAAGATAATGATGTTTGGTTATGCTTAAGAATGTCTTACTATGGAGATGATTGGATTTTTTTTGAAAATGCTTATTTATCATACGATGGGAATACTAAAGAAATAATATTTGATAAATATAAAGATAAAGAAACAGATAGTGATACCGAAGTTTGGGAGTGGATAGATGTTCCCGTGTTTGACGATTTGTTGAAATTTTTAGAAGAAATGTCTAAAGGAAAAGTTTTAAAAATGAGATTAAGCGGTAAATATACAAAAACACGTAGTTTATCTTCTAAAGAAATAAATGCTATGAAAGATATTCTTTTGGCTTATGATGTTCTTAGAAATGAAGAATAATTTTTTGAAGCTTTGCTAAAATTTTTTCTTTTCTTTGGTACTTTTAAAAATAATCCCCATCTTTGCAGTGATCTCCATATTGAACAGGCGGATAGTTCCGCTGACATTACCGTTGGCATTTTTTGTGTCCATGGCTTATCATATAGTTCCGTCCCGTGTGGAGCGTTAATGCGCCCACTGCCTGTTCAAGGTGGAGATCAACGGGGAGCGGAACTTTTTATTTTCTCTCCGTTATATAAAGTTTTGTTTTATTTTAAATGATCTCCAAAAAAATGAAAACGACTGTATTTATTGAAAGAGTAAAGTTTGATTCTTTGCAAAAAAATCCGCATTTTTTATTGAAATGCATTGATGTTCATTATGTTATTATTTTTTTAGGTAAAAAAGGAAAATTCTTTAGAACATTTTCACGTTTGGTATTGTTCATACTACGTGCCACATTGCTTCGTTTCGTTCCCTGCATTAAGCACAATTGCCTGTCCTATATGTTTCACCATATTTGTTTTATCTTTGCTGCATATAGCAAGACAATACAAGCAGTGCACCGTTGAAAAGCTTGCTTATAGCTAATATTATGATATTGTAATTTAATGATTTAAAAGAAATGAATATTAATGGAATTATTCTAAGCGACGAAAGTCTTAATGTGTTGCGTCGTATGCAGGAAGACGGTAATAGCGAAATTGATAATGTTCTTGAAGGACTTGATTGTATAGCTGAACTGATTGAGAATCCGGAAGCGGATGCCAGTGATGGTGATCGTCTAGTCATGTTGCAGCAGCTTCGCGGTGTGCGCAAGATTTTGAAAGATCTCAAAGCATCTTCTTTTGATGAGTCAGAATAATGAAACTAAAATGGACAGTTACATCATTGCCTTGATGACTGTCTATTCTCCCGCAACCAATGAGTCCGATGCGACTCATTGGTTTTCTACTGAGGATGTGTATGAAGCCATAAAGAAGATTGATCCGGGAACATCCGTCAGCTTGGAGGATGTCTACAATTCGCTTCTTATGGGAGGGTTCCGTTTCCAGCCACGTCCCGGAACATTGGGATGTGAGTTCCGATGGATGTTTAAACAGAAATAATTATAGATAAAATACGATATTTCTTTTAGTCTAATTCTTATATTATCAATCCTTTTTGTATATTTGCAATGTGTTCAGAAATGAACGCTGTGTAATAAGTTTAGTTACATGGGAAATTGGAGTGAACAACAAGAGGCAAAGAAAGAAGTTAAGGAGAAAGAGAAAACAAGCCGTGAAACCCTTGGAAAGTTCTTCTATGATTTGGGTAAAACATCATTTACTGCCATGGTAGCAGGTGGTGCGGTTTCTTTTTTCACAGACTCTGGCAATGATGATTATTGGGGGCTTTTAATAATTGGAGCATTCTCGACCATTGTGTTTGCTTATATTGGATATAAAATAATAAGGAGGTAATTTATGGAAGGTTTATTGATTGTGCTTGGTGGTTCTGGAATGTTAGCCTTTTTCTTTGCTATATGGTTAAATACCCGGAAAGGCAAAAAATGGCTTGCTAATTTATAAGCTTATTTTATAACTAATATGGGCGAAGGCGGTATAAAATCTGTCCTTCGCCTTTTTCATTCCTATAATTACTTTAGCTTCAAATTTTATGAAGCTATGGTAACAGACCAACTTATCAAAAAAACATTCATTCACAATGTTGTATCCATCGGTTTTCAAAAAATAAGGCAGATACAACAGGAAGTCATATCGGAGAATTTGAATGTCATATCCGGCAATCTGCTCCAATCAGTCCAAGAAAAACCGGTGGAAATAGAAGGAACTGAACGTCAAATATATTATATGAGCGTTCTTCCTTATATGCGTTTCTTAGATATTCGTTTTCGGCAGGATCTGCGGATACGTAGAAAACTTTCCATCTATAACCGTGTCATTTGGGGGGTACTTTATGGTGAAGTGCTTCCTAATCTGCGTTATGGCTTTACTCAGGACATACGTAAGTATATCACCCGGCAACTTCAAGAAGGTTCGGATATTGATCAATTAGATTTTCAATCATATATATAGACTACTGAATTATGGCTAAGAAACTTAATGAAGACGAAATCAAGTATATTTTATCGGTGGAATCGTCAAAGGCACAGCAGGAAATTCGCAAACTCACTAAGGTTAATAGGGAGTTGAACAAAACAAATAAGGAGCGTCGTGAATTGATGCGTGAGTTGGAGTCTCAAGGAAAAAAGGAATCGGATGAATATCAGCGTCTTGATGAAGAAATAAAAAAAAGCAATAAGACTATTTCAACAAATAACAAGTTGATTGGTGAATTGGAGAAGAAGCTGGATGTTACAGGGCTTACTATGGCCCAACTCCGAAAAAAGGCCAAAGATCTTCGCCGACAGTTGGATCAGACAGTAAAATCAACACATCCGGAAGAATACGCCGAACTTGAAGCGGAGCTTTCCAAAGTAAATAGCCGGATGGAGGAACTTAGGGGTACTGGGAAATATGCCCAGCAACAGCTGACTGCATTTGATAAAACAATGAATATGGCCAAAACGGCTGCTAAAGGTTTTATAGCCGTGCAACTTGTCAGATATTTGAAAGATGTCGGAATGAAATCCTATGAAACTCGTAAGGAATATGCCCGTTTTGAAGCAACTCTCCGTAATACTACCGGCTCTTCAGAAGAAGCGGCAAAGGCAATGAAGATGTTGCAACAGCTTGCTAAAGATACACCGGCCAGTGTGTCAGAATGGACTGAATCATATATTAGATTAGTTAACCGTGGAATTAAACCAACGACTGATGAACTGACAGCAATGGGAGATATCGCAATGTCCCAAGGAAAAGATATAGACCAGTTTATTGAAGCATTGCTTGATGCCATGACGGGTGAGAATGAACGTTTGAAGGAGTTTGGTATCACTGCTTCGAAGAATGGAAAAACTACTGCATATACGTTCAGGGGTGTAACTACTGAGGTACAGAATACGGATATGGCAATTAAAAACTATATTCTGTCATTGGGTAAATTACAGGGAGTACAAGGTTCTATGGCTACCCAGATGAATGAGCTGGCTGGCTTGGAATCAAATTTAGGGGACCAGATAGATTCTATCTATAATAAGATAGGAAAGAAACTTGAACCGGCTATCAAATCCTTCATGGGAACTTTAGGACGTTTTATGGGGACAATATCAAAATCCCTTGATTCTTCTGGCGAAAAATTTGATGACCAGTTGAATAAGGTTGTTTCCCTGCAAAATGGGCTGCTCCCTTTGCTGAACCGATATGATGAATTGAAAACTAAAACAAGCTTAAGCGCACAAGAACAAGATGAATTAAACCAATTGATATCCCGTATCGCTCAAATAATACCAGGAGCTGTTACTGGCTTTGACAATTATGGAAGGGCTATATCTGTGAGTACTGATTATGCCCGTGAGTGGATAAAAACAGAAAAAGCCAGATTAGCCTATATCAATAAATCACAAATTGAAGAGCGCAAGAACGAAAAAAAGAACATTGAAGAAAGGATAAAGAGTCTGAAACGCCAAGAAAGTATAGGAAAAAGGCTTTATGGGGTTGATAAAGAAGGAAATGCAAAACATATTGCTGTTTATAGCGGGGGGATGGGATATGGACCTAATGCGGAACAAATAAACTCTAGAAAGATGACTGCGGATGAGCAGAACAAGTTCAAAGAGGAGATGAAGTCATTATATGAGGAGTTATCAGGAGTTGATGCGGAACTTTCTCGTTTGCAGGGAACTACTTTAGACGATATGATTAAAACTCAAACAGAGATGATTGAAAAACGTAAAAGTTTTAATGAGATGAATAAAGAATCTCTTTCCGCTTGGATTGATGATGAAAAGAATGCAACAAGTGAGTATTTGAACATGGCCAAGGAAATTTATAAAAACCGTTTTCCAGTAACTCCTATTGATCCTGATGCAGCGGAAGAAGAAGCTAAACGAAATGAAAAAATATTGAAGGAAGCATTACAGAAGCAGACAGAACTTTTTGAACAACAAAAAATAGAGTTAAAACAACGTTATTTGGCGCATAATGACGAACAACTACAGACTGAATCCCAGTTTAACAAGGCCATGGAAGATTTGACCTTGCAGGATCTTAATGCCCGTCTTAAAATAATGGGGTTGGAGGTCTCACAACGCCAACAGATTGAACAGCAAATTTTGGATATTCGTATAAAGGCACTTGAGGATTTTCGTCAGAGAAAACTTGCGATTGAAACAGAAGAAGAGCAACAGCGTGTGTCACTCAATAAAAAATCCATAGATGAAAATAAAGAGTGGCTTGATAAGCAGTTGGCAGATAGGCAGCAACATCATAATGATCAGGTAAAAATAATTAGTGACTCTTTGAAACAGCAAGTGGATCAGTATAAGGAATATGGAAGCCAAATGGGGGAATCATTAGGTAAAGTTTTGTCAGGGCAGGAAGACATGCTTTCCGCTTTTGGTAATACCATGATTGATATCCTTTTTGATGTCTTATCTCAAATTATAAATCAAAAAATTGCGGAAGCTACTGCTGTAGCCATTGCGGAACAGGCTAAAGCGGCAGCTATTAGTGCTGCCCAGCCGGATTCTGTTGCCACTTTTGGCGCGACTGCTGCTGCCCGAACCGCTATTATCAGTGGCTTGATCATGGCTGCTTTAACAGCTGCAAAAACAACATTAAAAGGTTTGCTTGCTAAAAAAGGCTCATCTACCACGTCGGGAACTACATCTCCGAATACATCATATACCCGTGTTCCCGGTAGGCAGTCCGGAGGATATATAGATGTCACTCGTGCCCAAGATGGAAAAGAGTTTCAGGCTGTCTATGATCCTAAACGTCGTGGATTTATAGACAAACCTACTGTCATAGTAGGAGAAGGTCCTGCCGGATCATCCAAGGAATGGGTAGCTAGCAATGAGGCGCTGAAGAATCCTACCATTGCACCCATATTGTCCATTCTTGATCAGGCACAACAGGCCGGAACTATTCGTACTTTGGACTTTAACAAATATCTTCAGGCAAGAACTGTAGGGAAACAAGATGGAGGACAGGTCTCACCAATAGGAAACACGCCTTCAATGGTATATGCTGATCCTGTTTTTATTCAATCTGTAAACAAATTGAATGATATTCTGTCCCGAATTGATAAAAACGGTGGAATACATGCATACACTATTTTATCTGAATTTGAAAAAAAACAAGAATTGAGGAATCGTTCTAGAAAAATTGGCTCAAAATGAAGATTATTAATACAAAATCGGGAAAAGCATATCAGCTTGTTCCTGAAACACAGCTTGAAATTGAAAAAACAAATCCTTTTTTTAACGATTATGGTGAGCAATCTCTGCCGGTAAGTTTGCCTGATAGTCCTTATAATCGTGATATTCTTAATTTCCCGAATGTTATACAAAGAAAGGAAAAAGTACAGTTGCTTGATGCCTCTATTCAGGACGGAGAATATTTTGTTCCATGTCGTCAGGCGATATTGAGTGTGTCCCCGTCTGAAAGCATTGAGACTTCGTTTTATATAAATGAAGGAAGTTTTTATAGCAAATTGGAAAATACTTATATTACAGATGTGTTTGCAGATGAAACAGTTGATGGGATTAATACATTGGATCAGGCCATATCTTATTTAAAACAGCTGAACACATCCGGAGGAGATGAAATGTTCTCTATTTTTCGCGTTAAAATTAATGATGATGATAATGACAATCCACGATATTTGAATGGTAATGATGGAAGGTCCTCTTTATTTTATAATGAAAATGATACAACTGAATATATTGATGGAAAGACAATATCTGTTACTCGCGGATTTTATATGACACCGTTCATTAAGGCTAATTATGTCCTTAAACGTTTGTTCGCTCATTTTGGATATACTCTTCTTGATAATTTCTTTACGAAAACGTATCCTTTCCCCGATATGGTTTTCATTAACAATGTTGCTGACGCAATTGTGACAGGAAAAATTCGTATTGATCAGCTGGTTCCCAAAGTAACTTGTAGTAAGATTCTGGATTTGTTTCGGCGTAAATTTTGTTGTGAGTTTATTACCGATGAAGTTAATCGAACTGTTGACGTTATAATGTTTAATGATTTAATGTCTGATAAGGCGGATGTGAATCTTTCGTCATCTTTGGTTGGGAAATTGAGAGTTGAATACCCGGATAAATATAAGCAGCTGATATTGGAAGCGAAAGATTCTGTTGATGGGACTATTGAAACTTTTGATTCTTTGGAACTGATTAAATCAAAATACCCAACTGCCATATTTAATGAACGGCAAGGATATTTTGTTCGCAACGGCTTTAAAATAAGTACTCGTTTGTCCAGTATGATAACACCTACCACTGAAATAGTGGCTGATTGTGGTCAGCGTTATTATGAAGGGGGTGAATTTGAGACATATAAAATCGAAGTTCCTGAATGTATACCTTCAGCTGGGATGTATATTGGTGAAGTGCAATATCTTAACTCTTCAATGAAAATCACCGGAACAGATACTGCTAATGAACCTTCAGAAACAGAAACAAATACGTCTTCTAATATGTATGTCATGCTTGCTTTTGCTCATAAAGAAGCGGATTGGAAGTTTACTGAAGGTTCTGTGAGTAATTATATATATAGAAGATCCGGACGTAATGAGATAAATTATAAGTTCTCAGACTTTGCTTTGGTGTATAATGGGCCTTATGGGATATTTGAAAAGTTTTATAAGGAATATGACAAGTTGTTACGTAATTCCATGCATACTGTTAAGGCGGATTTGTTGCTTACCCAGCACCAGAAGATGACTCTCTCATCTTTTAAAAAAATTGTAATACATGGTGCGGAATTATTGCCTAATAAGATAAACTATAATCTTGGGCTTAGAAATGATCCGATAGAGTCTGAATTATACACTACCCAGTTATATGAGCCTGTATCTTTGCCGAAAAGTATTGAAGATATATTTCCTTCTATGGATACGGGTTATAAATGGGTGGGCAAAACCTCTTATAAACTAATATCAGAAGATGAATATAATTCATCCCCATTTAAGGATGCAGAGATTTCTCCATTTTTCCCACCTCCACCTACTGCTGATTTGGTAGGGAAGAAAATGTATGTGTGCTATACGGCTGGTATATATATATCACAGAATTGGGCTTTATATACATTTTGGTTAGAAGCCGTTCCTAATGCAGATAATTGATTGTCCTTTCTATAGATTGGACTAACTTTTATTTTTGTTTTCAAATATTAATTCAAGATTTAAATGACTGTATTAACTCAACCGGCATCATTTTCCTTATCAGGAAATATCGAGAAATTCAGGATAAGTGCGACAGAAGAATTTTCTTTTATCCTAAAAAAAGGAACAGAGGAAATTTTGTCATCCGTCTATTCTCCTGGAAAGGACCATTTGGTTACTATAGATATCCGTGAAATTGTAGAGTCTAAATTATCTTTTCTCTTGAAGGACCAAAGTGAACCTTATGTCCAAACATCTATCTTTGCAGATTTTACAGCTGTGATTGATAAAAAAGAGATATCGTTCCGTGTGCTTCGGGGCGGTGTTGACCGATTGGCTACATCCGCTGAAAATTTTGTTACATCTAATTTCCTCACTTGGCAGCCACAGATAAAGCCTGTCACTTATTATACTCCTGAATTCTTGACTTATTATGCAACGGTTGACGGTAATGTATGTGTTAAAGCCTATTTTTCCCAAGAAGAAGGAGAAGTCACTTCGGAAATTAAAACTGTTTATTCTGTTTTGGCAGGCAATGCTTATTCTATTCCTGTACAATATGCGGTTATCATGGCTCTGTTTGGATCACGGTATCCTTCTTTCTATGATGTTTGGGTAGAGAATTCATCCGGAGACAGACTTACTTATATACAGAGATATGTAGCGGATGGAATAAAGTCTGAGCAGGAACAATGGGTACTTTTTGAAAACTCGTTGGGCGGAATAGATACCTTCCGTGCTTATGGTCAGTCTGATTTTACAGGAGAACATACCCATAATATAGCGGAAATAGATGAAGAATTCAGTGAATATCGTATAGATACGACCCGTTCTTTTCAAAAATCTACAGGATATTTGGATAAAAATAAGCGAAAGTGGTTACTTGATTTTTTCCCTTCTAAAGTCAAATATATATATTTGGGGAATTATCTCCGTCCTATTGTTGTGACGGAAGACAATACATCCTATACAGACAAGGAACTTCCTTCGTCTTATACGTTCACATACAAATATGCTGATGCTCGTCCATATCTGAATCTGTTGCGAACTGACCAGCTTCCCGATGAGTTAGATATAGATATTCCGGATCTTGGTTCTTTTTCCATACCCCCTCGGATTGTTGAGTTTCCTTCGCAGCCTTTGTCCGAGGGGGTGCTGATACCGGTTCAGAATCCTTATTCTGAAAATTGGGCTACAACAACGGCTGGAGCCATTTTTGCGTACATTCTCAATAATATATCCGAAAACTACGATGGTCAGGGAGGCATTGGGCATATTCATCCAAATCTTGAACTGATTAATGCTATATCTTATTTGGATGGATATCTTTTAATTAACGGTAAAAAAATAAAAGCGGGATGGGCTGATCAACTTTCGCCGGATAGCCCTATATATAAAATGTTTATTCGTAAGGACGAGGAGGATTCTACAAATTTCCTGTTATCGTTACTGGGCGGAACTATCATCAAGAAATATGCCAAATTCGGAGAGTTTATTACTGGCGTAGACGGCGGTTTCGTAAATGAGAAAGGCGATGCGGAGCTTAACTCTTTGACCCTTCGCGATCATTTGTCCGTTCCGGAAGTACGTTTCAACCGCATGACTTATTTCGAAGGATACGATGTCATATCTCCAGGAGGAGGTTTTCTTATAAGGGATGTCGTAGATAACGGGGATGGCACCTATACCATCACTCCCGAATACGAGGATGAAGAGCCATGTGGAATCTTTCTTGACGATATTTATACGGGATATTGGTATAATTTCAATGGTTCAATCTCCGATATCAAGGGCTTCGGGAAGGTGCAGTTCCGTGTTACATCCGTGGATTATGATGCCAAGACGGCGGTATTAATTCCAAAGCCGGAAAGCGGCGCCGTTCCCAGCAAAAACCTAAGATTGGGACAGACGGGCAACTTCACCAACAAGGAACGTCAGATTTATATCATCATAGATACCCGTGACGGCAATTGCTGCATTACTTTTTTTGAAGATGCCAATACCTGGGATCCGGAACCGGCACAGGTAAAGAGTTGGTTCGGTAAGAAAAAGGGCATGACTGTAGCCGGTATTAATGCGGACAATTACTCAGCCGTTCTTCAGAACATCATCATGACCGGGCTTATCTTTCAAGTTGACGAGATCACCGGACAGACAGTTCGTGTACCCTTGGACAAGGGTGAATGGGTTGCAGGTAAGTACGCCTATTATGACCGGGTGTCACATAACGGGGCTTTGTGGTTGTGTGTTGATGATAATGGAACAACAACAGAACCGTCAGATGATAATCCGGCATGGCTGAAACAAGTGGCGGAAGGGCAAAAAGGTGAACCGGGCTTGTCTATAGTCGGCGGTGGTCATTGGGAATCGTCCAAGGTCCCGTACAAAGCCAATACAATGGTCACTCTTGCCAATTGTGTCTTTATATCCAAGGTGGAAACCTCCAATCCTCCCATCAGAATATTGCGTGTCAAAGGTGGCAATTTCTTAAGAAAGAAGGACGGTGGTTATTATCTTGCCGGGAAACCTGCCGACTGGGAGGTTAACGAAGACTGGGATATGCTGCTTGACGGGCGTGAACTGAAAGGTGAGAGTATCACTTTCCTTGGTGAATTTGCCACGGCTCCTGCCAATCCGAAAAACGGTGATTCATACCGTAACACGACTGACCGTGCTACCTACATCTATCAGGACGGAAGATGGCAGCTCATGATATCGGACGGAAAAGACGGTAAGGATTATGAGTATATCTACACAAGAGGCAATATCATAGACAATCCTCCGGCAAAACCGGACAGCCAGCAGAAGGATGATTATATCCCTGAAGGATGGACGGATGATTTTGTAGGAGTGGACGCTGATCATCAGGTTGAATGGGGTTGCAAGCGTTTCAAGGAAAACGGTGTATGGTCAGAGTTCAGCACTCCTGCCGTGGTGCATCGCTGGAGTAAGGACGGGGAGAATGCCATCATGGCGGACTTTGATAACGAGATGGTCAATGCAGCCCTTACTTCAGACGGGAAGGTCGTGTCCTCACAGACTTGGAATACAACTGTCAGTATGTGGTATGGAACGGAGAAGCTCACGCTTGACAGCATCACCTGTACACCTGACACAAATCTTCTGTGTGCGACAGACAAGAATACGGGAGTGGTGACAATATCGGTATCTGCCGGAGCTACTCTTGCTGCGACAAACACGGTGAAGATCACAATCAGGGCTACAAAGAACGGGCAGCAGTATTCCCGTGATCTGACATTCACTGTAGCCGGGGTCCGAGGAGGTGCGAATGGTGCAGATGCCGTATTATACAGTATTGTCGTTTCCGCCAGCTCGGTAAGCAAGGACAAAAAAGGGAACTACAGCGTGTCTTCCGTATCATGTTACAGGCAAAAGTCAGTGGGAGGCGTGATATCCACCACAACAGACGGTACATTGAAATACAGCATAGACGGTGGAACAGAAACTACCATAAACAACAATACAGCCATATCAAGCGGAAACTTTACGAAGACATTGAAGTTTATCTTTTACGTAAATGACCGTGTAGTGGATGTTGAAACCGTACCCATGATTGTGGACGGGAAGGACGGTGCCACAGGTCCTCAGGGTATTCCTGGAACACCGGGAAAGGATGGGGCTGATGGTGAGAGCATTACAGCCGCAGGTCATTGGGAATCCGCCAATACACCGTATGCGAAGAACAGCACAGTATCGTTTGCCGGAGGATCTTACTTAAGCAAGGTTCAAACTTCCAATCCGCCACTTCCGCCTCTTCGTGTGAGAGGTGGAAGTTATCTAAGGAAGAAGGATGGCGGTTACATACTTTCCGGGAAGAGATCGGATAAGGCTGTCAACTCCGACTGGCAGGAAATGACTTCCGGTGTTGAACCATCTCCATCATATTGGCTTGACAGCCCGGTAAGCACAATAAACTTTACCAGTACGGGCACACCGTCACCGTCAGCGTTTGTCGTTACCATGAAACAGAATGTAGGCGGTAATGTGAGCGATACGAACAGGTTCTATCTTGCTGCACGCAAATACAACGGAAGCTGGCTGGCTCACGTAGGTGCTACCCTAAGCAATCAGATATCCGTACCTGCGACAGCCGGATACACCCAGTTTGCCATCCGGGCTTATAAATCCGCATCTGACGCGAACGCATGGAATAATAATTTTGTCGCTGAAAAAGGGGTGGGTGTTGCAAATGATGGTTCCATAGGAGCGACAGGAGCAACAGGGGCGTTTCCCCGTGA